GCCTCGGTGTCTGTACCCGTAGCTGTTTCCGAGACTGCGCCTGATGTAGTTAGCTGTGATGCCGTTGTATCTGTGCCCGTCGCTGTTTCAGATACCGCACCAACACGCGTCAAAAACAACGTAATAGTGTCGGCACCAGTAGCTGTTTCGCTGACGCTTACGGCATATACATTCCCCGCGCCAAAATCCCATCCAAGGTTATTCCCTGAGTCTACGTTGCCGTTAGATACAAAAGCATTCCAAGTAGCACCACCTGTTGCGTTACTATCTTGAATATCAAGGAACGAAACAGATACTGTTCCTGATGGATCAGATAAGGTGAATCTTGTACCCGGTGTAGAACTACGAATTGATACTAGATTGCCCGATGATCCTGACAAGGTAAACGCATTAACCGTCGTTGTCGTACTGGCAGGGAACGTAATCTGACTTGCTGTGGCGTTTGTATTGGTAATGTCGTTAAACGTATTCGCACCAGTAATGGTCAGCGTTCCAGCACCGCCTTGGTTCAATGTGCAGTCGTAGGTAAATCCTCCACCAACAAACGTCTTAGCACTAGCAGATGTCATTGAAATCGTACCTGTGCCAGTACCTTGTGTTGTACTAAATCCACCTGCTCCGCTAGCGTTCCAAGCAGTTGCGCCACTACCAGAAATCAACAGCGTTCCACCATTAAATGTTACGTTTCTTGTATTCGCGCCTTGTGAAGAAGCTGTCCCAGTTGTAAGTGTAAATCCAGCAAGATTCACAGTTCCTGCTGTAAAAGCTGTATTTCTAGTTGATCCAAGGGTTAACGCATCTTGAAGTGCGTATGTTGCGCCCGGAGCGTTAAACGTAATAGAAAAATCTAATGTTTTACCATTAGTAGTAATTAACTGTGTACCGCTAGTAGCTCTAAAGTTTAATGTCGCATTAGCTGACGCTACTGTCATGCCAGTAGAAATTGTTAAATTACCGTAAACAATCCCACCAGCGATTGCATTTAGAGTGCCAGCAAAACCAGTAAAGTTTAGATTTCTTACTGCATACGATGTAAGACCAAAGATATTACTTAAGGTATAAGTTCCGCCAGTAAAATTAAAACTAATAGCGTCAGTTTCAGATAAAGCACCCGGCTGAACTGAAATAGCTGATGAACCTACTGAAGTTACGTTGACTACTTGCGTACCAGTTGTGGTTAATCCAGTTACGGTTCCAGTATCCCAAATCGTTCCTGTTCCAGAGCAACTTATATTCCCTGTACCAAATGCAATGGTTCTAGTGTTGCTATTGGTTGATGAAAATCGTCCAGTTGTCAGCGTTAGGTTGTTCAGGTCTAACGTACCTTGTGTAAGCGTTGTTGTAAGCGTTGAACCTAGCGTAAGATCGTTTGTAACAAGCTGAATGCCACCGCCGGGGGCGTTTACCGTTACAGGCTGAGTAAATGTTATCCCACCAGAATTTAATGTCTTGGTTGACCTGTTAGAAAACGTATAAATACCAGTACCTGTTGGTGTTACACCTGAACCATAAGTAAAGTTTCCGTAAAATGTTGGCGTAGTTGTGCTTGACGCTAACGTCATTGCGTTAGTACGTGTTGACGCATCTAACGTGCCAATGTTCCAACCACCATTAATCGTTATGGTGTTGCCTGCCGTTAAGCCTGTGTTTTCGATAATTGCTGTGTCTTGGGGTAGTGGATAATTTGTATCTGCCACACCGCCACCTGAACTTGTTGCCCAAGCGGTTGCATTCCAGCTACCACCTGCCGCCAAGTTCCAATATTTATTTGTTCCAGCAACGAACGTAATATTGCTGTTACCGCCACAGTCCCCAAGCCTATTCCCTGTAAATGGACTTCCTGCACCTGCAGCAACAATATCCCTAAAATCAACATCTGTTAAAGACTCTGCCGCGCAAGTTAATGTGCGAGATGTTCCTATCGTATCTGAACGAACAAACATCCTACGGTTGCCATTAGAACCAGTAACAGTAAATGTGCCGTTGATTGTTTGGTTTGCGCCTATGCTTATATTGTTTAAGCCAGCAGAAGAAATCGTAGAAAACGTCAGATTGTTAAATGTGTTTGCACCTGTAATTATTTTTACTACAGATGTTGCTGATGCTGAAGTAAAAGATACGTTGTAATAAGTAAGACCTCCACCAGCAAATGTCGGGCTTCCACCGCTTAATGATATTGTTGAATTTCCAGCATTTACCGTTGCATTTGTACTAGTTGCCATGTTCCAAGCAGTACCAGTAGTGCTAAATGTCAACGTAGAATTATTTAATGTTATTGTTCTTGTGTTTGAATTGCTTGATGAAAATGATCCAGCAGTAACCGCATAATTACTTACTGAAGTATCAAATGTGCCGTTGGTAAGTGTTAATGTATTAGTACCGCAGCTAAACGCAGAGCCAAGTGTCCACGCACCGCCAACCCCGTCAAGCGTAACAGCAGCACCAAACGCAACACCATTAGTCGTTATGGTCTTGCCTGTAGTCGTAGCATTGAATGTCGTTGTACCTGTATAGCTGCGGGTAAAGTTTGTCGCTGGAAAAGATAGACTCCCGCTAACAGTCAAGCCAATGCTCGTACCTGCAAGGGTCATTGTTCCATCAAGACCAGAGGCGGTGAAGTCGTTACAAACCCTTGGGGTATCTGCCATCGTGACAGTAAACGCGCCCGTACCTACGTTTGAATTGGCATTAAAGAATACGTTATCTGCCGCCGTAGGCACAGAAGCGCCACTAGCGCCACCTGATGAGGCTGACCAGTTAGCCGTGTTGGTGCTATTCCATGTACCCGTTCCACCAACCCAATAGCGATCTGCCATTCATTACTCCGCCGGTGGCTCTTCTGAGGGAGGGGCAGTAATAACGGCTATCCAGTTGTCTAGCCGTTGCTGTTTCATTGCTTGGATTTCTTCGTCAGTCAGCGTGTGGTCATCCGGCAGATGCAGGGCATCGCAGAACTTGCCGTACTGAGTATCAAAGAAAAAATCAATCTTCATGATCAGGTGCCGGTCAAGCTGAAGGTGTAAGTTACGTTCAAAGTGTCGCCACTGATTACTGGACGAGCGCCACCAGTAAATGCCTTTGCGGAGAACAGAGTACCGGTTGTGCCGCCCTTGGTGTTGTCGCTGGTTAGGAACGCACCGTTGATGGTGGTTGTACCGTTAATTGAGAACACAGCTACCGTCCCGCCGGAGGCAACAGAGTTTGACAATTCTGATGGGTTTGCAGTAGTCGCTGTACCAAACTGTGCTGTCGGGCGGTTTGCTTGTGAATAGTTGGTGTCTTCAGTCCAACCGGTATGCGTAGCCATCGTATCGCCACCGACGATTGAAGTCAGAGTGCTAATTAAACCGATGTACCAAGGAGTTATCTGTGCGACGGCATCCAGCGAAGTGGAAACCATGTATTGCAGGCCGGTGTTCACCACAAGATTGGGGCCTTTTTCTTCCCACTTTAGATTGCCGTCTTTGTCGTAGCAAAGAATGTGAAATACGCCGCCAGCATGGACTTGTTCAAATCCTGCGGTTGGTCTGATCACTGCGGCATCAACACTGTCGCCCGCAATTGCTTTTACGTTATTCATATCAACTCCTCAAGGAAAACGAATTAAAGCCGTCGTTGCTGTATTCGCAGGCATCGTGATGGTGTTGTTGCTGGAAGTAAATGTCTTGTCTGAACCAAAATCAAGCACAGCGACCGACTTATTACTACGGGTGACGTTATAGATTAATGCCCCACGCGCAGTAAAACTAGCACCGGGCCACGACACATCAGCAAAGTCCACGTATACCGTCCCAGCATTCGGGCCAGTGGTCTCTGTGCTAATAGTCACACCGGTCATAACCACGCCACCTGCGGTGTAGCCAGTACCAGTAATCTCATTGTCCGTCGTGTACGCGGTAGTCAACTGACCAATATCAGAGAACGCTGTGTACAACGCCATCTTCAGCGTATCCGTAGCAAGGTTCTGCCCCGCTTGGAGCATCTCCTGCTTGAAGCTATTTGTCAGTCCTTGCTGGATCATGGCGAAACCTTGTTATGTTTCTTTACATTATCCAACCACGGGATAACTTGAAGGTTTGTTGGTACGTGGAGTCCAGATACAACGTCACCCTGTAACGGCAAAATATGATCAACATGCCAGCTAAAACCAAATAGTTTGGTTCTCAGTTTAGCAAGTTTGTATGCCTCCCGCATCATCCAAATGTCGTCTTCTGTAAGCCACTTAGGTGTGCGCTGCATCTTGGCGGCTTGTCTACGGCGCACATACTCAGCTTGCACATCTTTTGTCTTTTGTCGATAGTTGCGCATAGTTGCCTTACGCACCTCTCGGCATTCTTCCACGTATTTTTTATTGCGCTCGGCAATAAGCTCTTTATTAGCCGTTTTGTACTTCTTCCCATAATTTCTATGGCGTTCTGGGTCGGCTACCCACAGATTTTTTCTGTACGTGCGCAGACAAGGTTTGCACATAGTATCTATGCCATCCTTGTAGGTTCCATGCTTACCGAATTCAATAATAGCTTTTTCGGTCTTGCATATTCTGCACACGCGCATGGTCATGGGTTCACCTTTATACGAGCCTGCCCATCGCGGTACGCATCACCACGCTCAAGACCTGTTCCCAAGCGGTTCAACTGAGCTAATGCGTCTTGGTATTTCTTTTCATAATACCCCATCATATCGGCTTCGCCTTTGAGAAATATGTACGCTTCAACCAACGAGCCATACAGTAGAACTGGATCGTAATTGTCTCCCAACCAAGTTCTACCATCTGGCGCAACGGTTATAGATTCGGGCAAATAAAAATAGTGCAGTTCTACGTCGTAGTTAGCATCCGGCATGGGGCCAAGAATAAAGCTCAACTCGTCCGTCACTGCACTCGACACCACAGTCGGGCCGAACAACGCGTAGTACTTAGGCAGACCTGTATCGTTGGCGCTGGGGTATGCCGCCCGGATAAAGTTCACATCCTTGTTCAGCAGGTATTCGTAGTTGCCTGAATCGATCACCGCTATCGAAAAGACCGACAGGAAATCGTTTGGGCAAGACAGATACTTATTGCCGCTCGACAGCACACCCGTCACGTTCTTGCGCAGCGCAGGAATCTGAACCGTATTGTAGATACGGGTTTCCGCTTGCTTAACAAACGTAGGGATATTCGCTACGAAGTCAGACTCGTAGTTCTGGGTATATGACTCAATAGCAGCAACAAGTTCTGTATACGTCATGATCAACCCATCGGGCCACGCGCCATTACACCTTTGGTAGCTGCGCCAGTACCACGGATTTTGATACCAGTGGTCTTTGGCTCTTTGTAGTTACCCTTAGTAATTACGCCGCCACCAATATTCATCTCGTTCATGCAGTCTTTGCCAGAGTAAGACTTCAACACCGACGGGGGTGCAGACTTGATCTTTTCCATTATCGGCCTCTTCCAGAAGAACGCTGGTTCATAGCACGAGCCATATTACGGCCCATCTTCTTCATAGCTGCACCGGTCACGCCGCCTTTAGCCATACCCTTCTTGTGCATCCGCTTCTCATG